CCCTCCGGCCATAGGCGCGTGATGATGATCTTTTAAGACCTTTTGGCCCACTTTGCCATATCCGAGCGAGACTTTCGTCGCTGAGATTGCGTCCGTAATGCGCGAAATAGGACTCCGCGATGAAGATTGAGATGGCCCGATTTGTTACCTGAGCGTGCGCGTAATGCGTTCCCATGATCCGATTCACGTCGCGCACAAGGATTGGCTTGATCTGAAGTGCGCCGAGTTCGCCGTGACGGCCGCGCGCATGATCGTTTCCGTTGGATTCGATCTGAATAAGTGCGGATAAGAGCAATGGATGCATGATTAGATGCGGTTTTGCGGTTTATTCGTTCAATTTAACTTCCTCGGTGAGTTTGTTCCACTCGCGCACACGCTGGCGAGCCTGCTCAATCGCAAACCCCCATTCCTGCTCCTCGCGCCACATTCCGCGCACTACCTGCGGCCTGATGCCAAGATCATGCAGCCGCACCATCTCGCATAAAATCTCAATCGTACTCATTGCTGGCCTTTCGCCTTCCTGATTACCTCGCGCGCGTAGTCCAAATCCTCGTCGTCGGCCATAGGGTGAACCAGGCGTTCGAGGGCGGAGAGTAAGTCAGGCGCGGAGGCGATGAGGATGGCGTTTGCCTCGCCATGGATCATGTCCTGACGAACGTACGCAACCCCTTCTTCCCGTGCGGACAGAACGCACCATCCGCTCCTTCCAAATTCAGCCTTCCACGGGGAATGACTTGTGCATTGTAATAGATTCATTGTTCGGTTTCTTCGATTTGTTGTTCCCAGTCTTTCCACTCTTCGAGGACTTCATGGCCTACAGGAACAGCCGCAGCAATCTTGCGCGTGATGTAAAGCAGACGTTGATATTTGCCCTCCTCCTGCGCGAATGCAGCATAGTAACGCAGGTAAAGTTCGCGATAGGTTGGCTGTTTGGTTTTCATGCGTTGTTTCCGGTTGCCTTGGCAATCGCTTGCCTCGCCTGATTGAGAGCCAGTTCGCCCCATCCGCATGGGCCGTGTTTGGGTAGCATTTCCGCAACCATTGATTCTAGTTCGACCAGACTAGCGAGAAGATCGGGGGCGGAGGCGATTAGGTGGGCGTTGGCCATAGTTTCGTCGCTCAATCCACCAAATGCGTCACAAATAACAACGCGAGCGGTTTCAACCTTAATAAGGTTGGGGCGATGAGAAACCAGATGCCAAGGGCCGGGGGTATGGGTTTTCATGGGTTTAGGCTTTGACGGTGTACTCAGACGCGAAACGAAGGCCTTCCGCGCGGCCTGATTCGGAGCCGCCTAGGACGATGCTTTCGCACGCGGAGTCGCTCAATTGATTCGACCAGGCGTTCCAATGCTCGCGCGCGTCGCAGTGCGGGATGCCGCAGTCGCGATGGAGAACATGCGCGAAGGCGGCGAAAAAGTCGTCGCGGACCTCGCTGACCTGATCGTCCATTCCGATTTCGCGCATCAAATCAGCCTCCAGGCGCGTCAGGCGCATGTTGGGGAGAATTCGCTCCACGACAAACACCTGCGCGTCGGCCCATAGCTCCGGTCCGGCATTGGTGCGGATGTACAGGGAGCCGTCGTCGAACAGATAGAAGCGGGTAGCGTCGGGGCGTGGGTCGTCCTGAAATGCTTCGCGGAGGTTGTCGGCGAAATGCTCGAATGAGGTTTCGACCAGTTGCTGCTCCTCTTCCGTCAGGCGCGCGTCCATGCGGTAGTTATGGTGCAGGTACGCGCGGACCGATTGCGGCAGATCATGCGCGTCAAATGCGCGGACGGCAGGGTCGAAGAATTGGATTTCTTGGATGGTTTCGTGAATGGTTTTCATGCTTTGGATGGATTGATTGCGGATAGATTGGCCTACCCTTTCGCACCACGCTTGCGCATGGCGCGCGGAGGATAGGTCAGGCTAAATTGAACAGCGCGCGAAAGTCTGCGTAGTCGTAGCAAAGGTCCGTGGAGAATCGGTAGACACCAATGTCTTCCGCACCGTCCGGTCTGCGGACCGTGACATATTGCCAACGCTCATTGGCCAGGACGAAAGGATCCTCAAAGGCGCGCGCGCGAAGGAATTCGACGAGTTTCATGGATTGAATGGGTGTGGAATTTTAGAAAGAGCAGCAACCGCAGCATGGCGCGTCTTCACAACGGCCGCGCGCATTACGCGTGCCTGTCCAACCGGATGAGGTTTTGACGCATACAAGACCGGATTCTTCCGGCATGTTTCCGGTGCAAGCGTTGCAATCTATGCGCCACACTCGGCCGCGCTTGGTGACGGTGCCAAGTCCGCTTGGAACGTATTCGTGACATTGGACGCATTGTCCGGGATAACGGTTGATCATTGGATTGATGGATTGAGTTTTTGATTGGATGTTTTGGATTGGAGACTAAAGACACGTTGCAACCTACGCTTTCGCATAGGCTGACACGTTGCTTTAACCCACAACGAAGCCCGTGGTGTCGGATTTTGCTTTGCCTTTGGCGGTCAGGCCGACGACGACACCCCTCGGATCTAGGAAACGGAGGTCGTTTTCGTCGCCATTGATGACCGGATATCCGTTCCAGTGTGTCGGCAAAGACTTTCGGAAAACGACCGCAACGTTGCCGCCACGCTTCAAAACCTCGAGGCATTGCGCTTCATTGGCTTCGGAACGGGAAAAGGTCAGGCTATAGTTTGACGGGAGTTTTCCGTCTAGGAAGGTCAGCATGCGGTCGTAATTTTTGGTATAGTCGTAAAAGCGGGTCGTCTTAAACGCTTGGATGACCGTGTAGCGTTCCCACCCGATATCGGATGTTCCGTTCAAACGGATGACCGGGTGCATGCGTTTGGCCTTGGCCTTTCGGATGACCGAAGCCACGTTTTCGGTCAGCGTGGCAAGGAAGGCCTGACGGTCTTTGACGTAGTGGGCGGTCTTCGCGATACGGGCTTTTTGAACGCTATTGAATGCGCCACGACCCGCAGAATAGAGGCACGTTTGACGGCATCCGTCGGATGCATGGACGCAGACATTAATCAGGCCAGACAAGCGGTCAGGCGCAAGGTAGAGAATTCCGGTCATGAAGCCACGCTTCTGGCCTTTGACGGTCTTGGCGTTGGTGTCGATGGATAGGAGGTTTTTGGTCATGGGATTCAGAATTGAGATTTAAAGAAAACGAAGAAAAACGCGTAACCGGAAACCAGATAGGCAAGGGCGACGAATAGGGCGGAGAGGAGTTTTTTAAACGTGGGTTTCATTGGTTGAATTAGTGAACCGTTCACCGTCCACAACCCGTCATTGCTGACAGGCTGGGGACGAGGACTAGTCAGGCTTCAATACCGACACTGGCGCATATTTCGCAGCGTTCGCCCGTCTCGCCCAAGTCACGCAGCGTTTGAAGACTTCCACAGTCAACGCAAGGACATTGAATCTCTGACAACCATTTGTCGGGGCCAACACACATTCCGGCGGTTGCTGCGGGAAGTGTGACGCCGTTTTGAAGGCGAACGAAACGCTCGCCTGTGGTTGCGGATCGAATGATTTTGTAGGCTTGTTTCTTCATGACGGAGACAGATTAACATGGGAAAACGACGGTTCAAAGAAAAAACTTCAAATTTCTTTCGTCGATGGCAAAACGAGCAAAGGGCTGATTTTATTGGGTTTCACATAGGACAGAGTGTGTCCTACCCCATGCAACCAGGTTGCAGAATTGAAAAAAACGAGAGCAAGGGAAACTTGGTTGCAAGCGGTTGCAATCGGAGGTTCAAACCGCCAACCTCTAGGAATGACGGCTAAGGAATGGGAACGGGCGAAAGCTCTCTATGTGTCGGGAAGAGGATGGAAAGCGATTGGAGAGCAATTGAAGCTAAACGTCGATACTCTGAAGAGCAAGGCGAGCAGAGAAGGAGTGACGAAATTGAGGAAGGAGACTGAAGCAATTATCTCTTCAGAGATTTCTGTAAGGACAGAAAAGAGCCTTGAAGCTCTCTCTGCTTTGGTCCGTGGAAAGCTCGCCGAAGACGCGTCTTCGACACTAGAGAGAGTGAACGGTTATTGTCTCGATGGAATTAAGGACGAGGCAACCAGAGAGCAGATAATTGGATCAGTCGCAAAACGGTCAGCACTCGTTTTCGGTTGGTCAGAGCAAGGCGAGGCTTCCAATGTCTCAATAACGCTCCTCGGCTCCATGCCTGACCGATTCGCGGAGGTCGTCGTATCGAAGTGAATATAACAGGTAATGTGCAACGCAGGGGAACTTATGATCAGCATAAGTTTTGCTTATGACAGAAAAGGATTGTTTTCCTAGGGGTTGGCACGATTGTTGACGTAGGACCTGGCACCCCCTTTGCGGGTGGGCTTCGTTTACGATACCCCCCTCAAAAATTTTCCACCTTTTTGACCATGATAAACAAAATCAAAATCGGTCAAACTGTATCTTTAACAACCGCTGAGAGGAAGTTGGCCCACTTCATCGCCAAGAATCGCAACGGCAATAATCGTCATTTCAACATTACCAACCTGAAGATCAGCGCGCAGGATTCTGCGACTGTGGATTTGGAGGGTATATGCGGCGAGATAGCGTTCTGCAAGTTGTTCAATGTGTATCCTGATCTGGATACCGACCGCGATCCTCCGCATCCGCTCTACGACGCGACAATCCCACCACCGCCAGGATATCGCATCGATGTCAAAACGACCAAGTACGAGACTGGAAAGCTGCTAGTCGATGCGCGCAAAGGCCCGAAAACCGATAGCGTTGATTTCTATGTTCTGATGACCGGCTCATTCCCAGGTCCGTACACTTACCGTGGCATGATAGCGCGGGAGACGATCATCGCGCCTCATCGGATCGAGACGATTAAGGGTTATCGCTCGTACGCCGCCATCCAATCGGAGTTAGTGGCCAACCCTATGGACGACACATTTTAATTGACGCGATAAGCATTTCTATCGCTCCATCCCGCGTAACGACCTTAAGAGTTGCATTCAACTGGTCATTGAATGCCCCCGTCTAAGCGGCAATGACGCTCCGCATCGGAAGCGGTTGGATAATCAGCCACCGTGTGGTGGATGGATAGCCAACCAAACAACGCAGATAACGTCGGTTTAATTTCATAATCTCATGTCTTGTCCTAATGTCTTCAACGCCTTTGCGGTGGCTACCGAGTCGCTCGCTCAGGACGTTTATAAACGCGCCTCGTACCGCTCGATGTGGCTCAACATGATTGAGCGCGGCGAGTATCCTCAGGGTACGGGTCTGACCCAGACCTCGTTCACCACCACCTCCATCGAGCCGACTGCGGCTGAGGAGTGGTCGGCCATCACGCTCGCCAGCGGCGAGAACGGTGGCGCTTGCGATGTCACCTACAATGACGTTCCGGTCGGCTACAATGCCGTCACCTGGAGTCCTGAGCGTTTCGCCCTCAAAGGTCCGCTCTTGTGTAAGGACGATCTGACCTTCGATCATCGCGTCGAGGCGTTCTTGCGTGTGTACTTGGAGAAGCTCTCGATCCGCGCTCAGCGCACTTGGGAGACTCGTTACCAGAACACCTTCGCCAAGTTCGCCATCAAGGCTGTGGCCGACTCGTCCTTCACTCAGGTTGAGACGATTCCGTCTGGCGTGAATGAGTTCCCCTGGATTCAGACCGGATCGGCTGGTCAGGCGCTCAATCAGTCCACCTCCGAGCTGACTCAGGAGATGCTCGATGTCGCCGCCGCCACGCTGATCCGTAACGGCGCGACGAATCCTGATAGCTCTGGCTTCATCAGTTACTCCAGCGATGGTCCGATCTTCCCGCTGTACATCGGCTTGGAGGCTTCGCAGCGCATCGCTCAGAACAACCCCGCGTTCCGTGAGGATCTGCGTCAGGCCGACATGGGTCAGGGCGAAGGCGCGCAGTTGCTCAAGCGCATCGGCGCGAATCGGGTGATTAAGAACTTCCGGCACGTTCCGAATCTGTTCCCGCCCCGCTTCACCTATGCCGGTGGCAAGTACACGCTGGTTCAGCCGTTCACCAGTTCCAGCGGCACCAAGGGTACGGTGTTCAGCGTCAACCCGAGCTGGACGACCGCTCCGTTCGAGGCCGCGTTCATTGTCACCCCGTACGTGTTCAAGTCGCATATCGTGCGTCCTGTGAACCGCGTTGGTGATTTGAGCTGGATGCCGACCAACTACATGGGCGAGTGGCAGTGGGTGACTGGTGCCTACAAGCTCGATGTGGATTGCGCCGATCCGCTGGAGAAGAAGGGTCAGCATTATGCTGAGTTCGTGCATGCGTCCGAGCCGATCTTCCCGTCCCAGGGAATGACTATTATCTTCCGTCGTTGCACCGGCGCTCTGACGACCATCATCTGCTCGTAAGTGAGCTAATAATTCACAGACCCGCAGGTCGAAAGGCTTGCGGGTTTTTTGTTTTCACGCATCATTGCGGTGCGGTTTGTGGTTTGTCTGATCATACGTTCACCCCTCATCAGCGTGTTGCGCGCTGGTGGGGGGTTTTTGGCATTGACAGAGTAGGCCACAAAGTGATGCTCCCCGTATGCCGGTATTTACCATCCCCGAAGGCGTTGAAATCCCCGAGAATCTGAAGGAAGGCGAGGCTTTCCAGACGATGGCGACTATCGTTCTTGGCAAGGGCGGCAAGGCTGAGGTCATCGAGATTGATGGCATGGTCATCCCAGGCTACGAGAGTAAGAAGTCCAAAGGCAAGAAGATGGCCGAGCGCGGGGAGGATGAGGAGTACGAGGAGGAGGAGGAGGTTGCGGAGGGCGGCGGAGGCGGCGGGGAGGGTTTCATTGCCGAGGTGATGCGCCGTGGTTCTGGTCCGATGGCCTAAACTGTAAATCGATATGCCAAACATCACATGCGACGAGGCGGAGACGCTGATCAATGAGGCGGCGTCGCTGGGGTGTCGTTCTCCATGG